AGTAAACGCTCTGTTTCTTCATCAAAGCATTCTGTATCTATGTATGCACCCCTATCAGCTTCATAACTAAGACTAATGCCAAGCATATGGCCGTCACGTGGATAAAGTCCGGTTGTCTCCGAGTCAAGAGCAACGTAAGGAAGAGGGGCGTCAATAGCAGCACGTATAAAAGCATTGGCTTCCTCTGTATCTTGTATACCCCAAGCATTGTACTCAGTAATTACGGTATCTTGTTTATTGCCGTTAATGTACTCTACAATACTCTGCTTAGAGTCGTCCCATGTGCGCTGTGCTTCGGGCTTGAATGCGAGCATGGCAGGGTTAATGACAGGCAGGAACTTCTCTTCGACTTTCTTGCCAGAATACTCTGTGACCGAATTCACAGAGGTAAAGTACTTGAGTGCATCACTACCGACTAGAATAAGCCAGTCGTAAGCGTCTACATCTATCTCGATGTCGCAGTCTCGTTTAAGTACTTTTTTGATGCCTGGGTCTGAACAGAGTTGATACTGGTCAAACTCAAACTCATCATCGAATTCTTTCTTAAAATTTGTTCTACTTGGTTTAGTTTCTACTAATGCAACTTTAGGCATATAATTTACTCTTTAGTGTTTGTACTGATTTCAGGGGTAATGCACCTGGGTCTGTGTCCTTGAGTGCTACGTTTCTACTGGCTAAGCCTACTCGCTCTGCCATGTCCTTTACTTCTTTTGCCGCAGACTGTCCTGCGTCATCTCCATCAAAGAAAACTACTACTTCTTCTACACCTTGTATCGAAAGCATACGTAACTTATCTTCATTTATATTCTTTGTTCCAAAACAGCATACTGCATTGTCTAGTCCTTTATCATGCAGATTGACCATATCATAGATACCTTCTACAAGTATAACAGAACCCTTTATAGGCTCTACTACAGGGTATAGAGGCATCTTCGCACCCGCAGGCGAGATCATGTACTTGGGTGTACCACCTGTCGTATGGCGACCATTGAAGGCTACAATACGACCAGATATGTCTCGTACTGGAAATACAATCCGACCAATGTGGTCAGGGTCATGATGCTGGAAAGCTTCAAACCTCTTGTATGTTTCAGGTTTAATTTCTCTCCAGTTGCCCAGATATGGGGTAATATTCTTTGGAAAGGACAAACCAACCGACTCAGACCTTTTCTCTCTAATTGTCTTTTTTAGTAATTCTCGTCTTAGTTGTAATTGGTTTGCCTTTTCACCAAAGTGTGTAAAAATGTTTCCCTTATACCCACAGGAAAAGCACTGAAAGATACCAGTGATCTTGTCGATACGCATACTAGGATTCTTATCATCGTGCTCTGGATTGAGACAACGAACGATAGCATCTGCGCCTTTGGGTATAAAATAAACATCTCTTGATGTTAATAGTTCTTCTACTGTCACCTACCGATGTCCTTAATGTTTTCTGTACTGATTACTTGATATGCACCTTTGTTATAGGCAGGTGCAATCGTATACTTACTATCTAACTGTGGCTTTTCTACTAGATCTGTGCAGTGACCTTTATCCTCAAAAGATGGGTACTCTGGGGTCTCTCTACGATAAGTCTTTGGGGCTTCGTATGCTTTCCACTCAGTAACACGCTTCTTTGCTTTGGGCAAAGGCTTGCGCTTCCTGCCAGAGGGTGTATGTCGTAGACTGCCGAATGTAAGTGCCATATGCTTTATCTCCTTTTAAGTATCCGTATATTATACGCAAAAGAAGATAAAATGTCAAGAAATATTTTTAGATATCATCAATGGATTCGCCAGTTTTGTGCGAGGAATCATCTTTCTCTTTTGGAGTCATAGCAGTTTCAGGGCCAATCTTAAGGCTGTCCCAGTCTACTTGAGAGGTAAAGGATTTCATTGAAGCACTACGCATTTTCACACAGTTGAATGTAATACATTCATCTTCGTGATCCCACGTTTCTAGCGTATAAGCGGCATCTGCCGCATCGAGAATACCTTTAGCGAATCTAGCTTCACCACTAGCATCCGTTTGATAAGGGGAAAATACTGTGCAGTCATACTCCTGAGCCATAGACTTCAAAGCCTTACTCACTTCAATTTGTTCTGTCCAGTCGTATTGTCCACCACGAGATGGTAGACTCGACCGCTTTACCTGATTAATATAGTCAACAATAATGACACCAACATTCAGAGGTCTGACTTTTTTGTCAAGCTCTGCGCGAATCTTGGAGAGAGTAAGTGCAGGGTCATACACTACATCCAACTGCTGAGTCGGGAGAAGCTCGCAGTTGTTTTTAAGTGCTGTGTGCAACTTATTGAAGTCACGATGTTGTCTATACTCCTTCAAGCGGTCTTGTCCATCAACATAACGTGCTGCCCACCAACCTGCTACTTTCTCCCACTCGGCAACACTCAAGTTTTGAGTACGTAAACGAGCAAAGGGAACTTCAGTAGCGATGGAACAACATCTTTGAAGGATAGACCGGCTATCCATTTCAATAGTGAAATACATAGCCGATTTACCAGAGGCATACACTGCGTTAGCAATGTTTGCACAGATAACAGATTTACCAGCACCGCGTCGACCACCAACCATAACAAGATCTCTAGGTGAGAACTGTATTTCGTAGTCGTACTCCTCGTTAAGACCGAGTTTCATGTACTTGGCTAAATCTTCTTCTGGCTCGAACAGTTCAATACGTTGCATACTTTCCTGCGGGTCTTCAAGATCTACTTTATCTTCAACGTCTAGGACGATCTGATGTAAGTGGTTGACGGACTCCTGAGCATTCTCAAATGCAACGGAGTTCTCAACATAATCTTCTAGCGAGTCCAGAATTTCTTTCTGAGTGTATTCGTTCTTCAGATACTCGAGAAGCATCTGAGGGTCTGCATCGACCTCGACTGCTTCTACTGCGTAGAGTTTCTCTCGAGTAGCTGAATCACGAATCTCAAACTTTAGATCTTCAATCGTAGGGACTTTATGAAACTCTTCGCAATGCTTATCAATAATCTTATGCAGACTATGATATTCTGTTGCAAAGTAATGCTTGTGCGCAACACTCCAGGTCTGAAAGTCCTGAAGCTCAAGCACTTGCTTTATGAGCGCACTAGCGATGTTCAATTTTGAAAGTCTCCCGATTTCAAATCTAAAATGTAGGGCAGACCCCGAAGAGTCTACCCTTGAGTGGTACTAAGAAGGATTAAGCTGAAGCTTTTTCTTTCTTAGAAGCGCCATCATAGTCAGCGGCTGAAAGGCCACGACGAGTGAGCATAGTCTTAACGCCTCGGGCGGTCTTACCAATTTGCTCTGCGATAGCTTCGACAGTCTGGCTACCAATGTCAACGATGTCAGCCAAAGGATCTTCCTTAGAGGAACCTTTAGTAACTTCTTGCTTAGGGATAGCGTCAATGTCGCCTGAACGAAGCAAGCTAAGAGCTTTACCACGTACAGAGTTTACTGAACGATCAAGAGCGTCAGCGATAGCTTCTACGAAAGCGCCATCGTTAACCATCTGAACGAAAGTAGCTTCTTCAGCTTCAGAGTACGTGCGTACAGCTTCAACTTTAGGAGCAGGCTTAACGTGTCCAGTTAATTCCATAGACAAAATCTTGCCCTGGATTGACTTAGCTGAGAAAGCGCCATCTTCAAAGTGAGAAGCGATTTCAGCATAAGTGTAAGTGCCGCTGTTGTCAGAAACAAAAGCTGCAAGGGTAGCTTCTTGAGCATCGCTAAATGCGCGTGAAGCACTGGCAGAAGCCAGCTCTACGTCATAGCCCATCTTGCGCAATTTGCTAGAGATAGAACGAGTAGAGGTTTCAAGCTGATCTGCTGCTTCTGCAACAGTTGCTTGGGATACAGGTGATTCATCACCTACAAAATCAGTTAGAGCGGAAGTACGCTCTTCAGTCCACTTGGGTAGTGCCATGATATTATTCTCCAATAAAATCTAAAAGGTTAGTTATGATTTGAACGCCAGCATCTCTGGCTTTCTTAGTTTTAGCAGATTCAATTCCGCTTTCGTTTACTAGGATGGTGACATCCTTAGTCAAGCTCGTCTTGACTGCATAACCAAGCTCTTGTAGTTTGTTATGAGCCTCGGCTTTCGTTTTGTAACTAGTAAGTTTACCACTAATACAAACCGTGCCGTGGGTTATGTTTGTTGTCTGTGTTCTCTCAAACTTGAAGCTAAACGGTAGTAAGGATACTAGATAAAACTCTTCATCCATCCACTTACACACGTTAGCTGTAGCCTTTTCGCCTAGACCAGCTTGGCGGCAAGTATCATAGTCTATGTCTTCGATGTCGATGCAGACTTTTGACAGCTTTTCCGATGCTGATTTACCAATTAAGGGTATGCTAAAAGCAGGTAACAACACATTGAGAGGTGCAGTTCGAGATCTCTGTAACTCATCTACTAACTTGACCGCAAGACGCTCAGAAGAAAGAGCGTGGGCAATGTCATCAAAAGTAAGATTGTATAGTTCCTCAAGGGAGACAATATCCAACTTACGGATTGATGCAGGCCCAAGACCTTTGATCTTCAGTGTCTTGGCAAAGTGCTCGATGAGCTTCAGAGTTTTCTCCCCACAGAGTGGGTTTTTACAATACAGAAGATGATTCACATTCTCTAAAACCGAACTACAGCTAGGGCAGTTTATTGGGGCTTCGATAATGGTCATCTGGATTCCTCTGAAATTGAAATAGTATTATACGCACTTTTAAGGTTTCTGTCAAGAATTATTTTTTTGCAGGTAGCAATCAATCTAACCTCCTGACAATCCGAGGTATGATCTCGCCAGAGCGGATAACCTCTACCTTACAACCTATCTCCAGATCAAGGTCGCGTATGTACTCAATATTGTGCAGAGTTGCTCTCGATACTGTAGCTTCTCCCACGACCACAGGGTCGAGAATAGCCACTGGACTAACAACTCCACTCTTACCCAACTGCCATACTACATCTAACAGCGTGGTCTCCACTCCAGCAACCTGCTCTTTGAGAGCAAAGGCACCTCGTGGGTGTTTAGAAGTGTGACCTAACGCATCGTACTTCATGTTTGACTTCATACGATAAACAATGCCATCCTGGGGATAAGCGTCTGCTTTAAAGCGAGTAACCACGTTTAGACCCATTTTATGCAAGATCTCAAGAGAGCAAGCATAGTTAGAGGCTTGATGTGGTGTTGCATCGTATGCTACAAACACTAAGGGGCGAGTTTTGAACTCAGCAAGATCATTAAGACCAAGCGACCCCGAAGCGAAGTTACGAGAGTTAGGTACACTACTTGGAGCAACAACTTCGCCAGTAACCTGTATAAGACCAGTATCGTTGATCTCAGTAGGAACTAACTGACGCATCTTGTCGGTAATGTCACGACCCTGTAGACCGTCCCCACGAGTGAGAGCGAGTACAAGATTGCCGTCACAGTACAATAAAGACACTGCTGCACCATCCAATTTAGGGGTAGCAATACATTCTTCCACAGGCAGAGGAGCCTCGTTGATGTCAAAGCACTTCTGAAGAGAGTACATTTGATACGCGTGCTTCACAGCATCCGTAACAGTGTAACCCACTTTACTATAGTTGTGCTTATCTGCTAGAAGGTCGAACTCCGCATCAGAGATAGCGGGAGTACCTTCATAGTACAACTGACTCATTCTGTCTAAAAAGTTCTGCATGGTATTCTCCTAAATAAGAAAGTATATTATACGGAACTTAAGCAAGTTTGTCAAGAACTATTTATAGAGATCCTGAATTAGATCTGAAAAATGTTCTTCGATTAAACTTTTAGACTCTGCTAGAGATAGTATCTCTATTAGACCTGCAAACATCTCTCTTGAGTTAGAAAGATCTAAGGGCATTGCTACTCCTTCTGGTGTGGGTTTCCACTCCTCATCAAAGTCCATGTAGTATTTACGCAAGTGCATATACTCTACATCCCTGAACGTATTGATTGTGAGTCTTATCTGTACTTCTTTTACTTTGTCATAATGTATAACACGAGAGTATGCTTCAGGAGCTTGATGTAAATCCATTATCTCCTGCCTTCATTCTTAAGAATGGAAGACAGTGGAACTACACTAGACACGTTGGCAGGTCGTAGTAATCGGTATGAGTCGGTATCCCAGCAGAAGAAAAGAAGAGTGTCGTCAGTTTCCTTGGCTCTATTCTTCTTTTTCTGAATATAGGGAGTTGTGAAGTCTAATGTACAAACATTGTACTTTAGCTTTTTGGAGTGTTCGCTACGATAAGTAATAACGGCATCCCCATAGTCGTGCACTAAACGTGCCAGTTCTTGCTTTTTCACTTTAGCTCCTTGGTAGTAATTCAGCAATCTTTATTGCGAATCTACTTACTGCGAGGTGCTTTTGCTAGATACAAGAATACCCCGCTAGCCGAAACTAGCAGGGTTAGTATTTAACCTTCGTTAATTGCTTGAATTACCTTAGTGAAATACTGAGATGCTTTACCAGTCAGTTTAGCAATGATTTCCTCATCTACTTCTTGACCTGCATCTCCGAGCGCGGCAATGAGTGCTTCTGCAGCTGCTGCTTTAGATACACGAGTACCACCTCCTGTAGTGCCACCGCTAGATTTAGCGGCAGGTGTTTTCTTAACATAAACGCCAGCTTTTGTTAAGATCATACGAACACCGTTAGGTGATTCGTCTAGTTCTTCTGCAATATCTTTTACAATCTCCATACTGGTCTCTGGAGTTGGTTCTGCTTCTTCGTACATTGATACTGCTTGTGCTTTTTTATCGTCGTCCCAAGCCACTTTTCGTGTCCTCTTGTTAGGGTTTTTGTTTCCTGGGCAGTCGCCCAGTGCTTTAAGTTGTTGAGTATAGAATCGGTCGCCCAATGGTATTCTCCTAAATTTGAAATGATATTATACGCGGATTTTAACCATCTTGTCAAGAAGTATTTTTTACAACCTCTCGATTCTTACTCCGTAATCTCGTAAATGTTCGAGCTTACATAGCTCATAGGCAGGAGCATATGCTGAGAACCCTCCTGCGACTACGTTTGAAAAGAAAGTGTCTTCACTATCTACCTTCTGACGAACATAGATAGAGTACGCAGGACAGCCATACTTCTTCTCATAGTCAAAAGGAGTCATACCTTTCTTGCTTGCTAGAAACTCGGGGGTGAGTCTGTTCTTCACTTCTACTGCCGCGTGATAGGTAGCAGACCAAGCAATCTCACCTTCTGCAAAATCATCAGACATACACTCGTCTGGATAGTAGTGAGCCGTTAGTCTTTCGTCTTTTCCTGACGGTCTTTGTGGGACTCCAACTCTTTCAAGAATAGCCCGTACAAAGGATGGACTTCTGAAGAGGGACTTGCTGATATCTGAGATAGTATCTCCTGTGAGGTAGCTTTCGCACGCTTCAGCGATTTCTTCGCGTGACGCTGGACGACCCCGCAGAGACTGTTTTCTTTTCTTGACATATGCTTTTCTGTCCTCATAATCCTCGATAATCTTGTTTAGCCTAGTAGTATTGTAGGCTATGTTTAGAATATCACAGGCTTCCTTTTTGGTTATAGGTTTCTCCGAAGAACTTGGGTTTAGAAGTGCTATCACCTTCTCGATGTTTTGATTCGATAAGTTCTCGTAACTCTTTTTCTTTACTGTTGTTCTCGCCATTCTCTAACTCCAATTCTAGTTTAAACATCAAGCAACAAATAGCGTGTGCTAGATGTGAATAATTTGTTTCTGGGTCTTGTAGCTCGCCACCCATGTGGGCGAATATGTGCCGTAGTGCACCGCTTGTGTAACGCTTCTGTGCATTCTCTAACTTACGCCAGTTTTCTTCGTCATACTTCTGCGCTCCGAAAGTCAATACTTTTGCTACTTCAAGTGTAGCATTAGGAGGCAGAAGGTGCATTTTAGGTTTTTCACTATCAAACTTTCTGCCCTCAGTCATGCACAAACTCCTGTATCATAGGGAAGAAAGGTTCGATTACATATGCACACTGTTTTGCAATTTCCATGTGTTCTTTCTGTGTACCTGGTGTAGTTCGTACATCAATGTAGTGAATCCAAGAACGTATTGTGCCCTGCATATACAAACGAGTCTTTGTTAGACCCTCTGGAAGTACAGCACGAGCCTGTTCTTTAGCTATACCATTCTCTAGTGCCCATTTATAAGCTGCACTTGCTGTTTCAATTACTTTCTGCTGTTGTGCTACCCAGTGTTGGTGTAGTAATTCATCATCAGTATCAATACTGTTCTGACGATTCTTAGCATCTTGTAGTCTGGTTTGTCGTATTACATACGGATAGCCTTGCTCGTCTGGGTTAGCGTATCTTTGGCTAAACTCTTGAAAAGCAAAACTTCGATGTCGTACTATCTGGTGTGCAATATCTCGAGTCGTATTGATCTCGATTGCAACACTCGCCATCTCAAAAGGAGACCAGTGTTTGTGTTTAATGAGGTACCGAATCAGTTTCTCATTTGTCTCTGTATTATTCTGATTGCTAGGGTTAGATACTCTAGCCATATACGCAATATCATATAAGATATTAGGCGAAGATGTCGATATAAGTTTTACGTGGCTCATTTTGCTGTGATCCTTTTGTCGTAGTCTGCATAGTCCTCGTTCCACCAGTCAGGTTTTGACCGATGCGACCACACGGCAAAGGTGGCTTTATCGAGGTGATAGTAGTCCCTGTAAGATTGTATAGGGTTGTCGTAGTCTTTAAGCTCATCAGGCATTGCTAGTCCGAACTCTGTGAATCCGAGTCTTGGTAGATTCCGTGGCTCTGGTAGCTTGTTAACCACTTCCACAATCGACTTGTGTTGTTTCGCATAGCGATAATGATATTCGTCATTAAGAGCGTTACCATAACAGTGTGTCCATTCAAAATTGTCTAGCGATGAGCGTACCCAGATAGTGCAAGGGTGATTGTACATCATCGGTAGATACGGGGTTAGTGGTCGTTCTTCCATAGGAAGATGTTTGATTTCTTTCTTGAGAGCGTTGAGATGATCACGCTCTTCTTTGTTAAGAGCACGCGGTACAAACCCTAGATGCTCGTCTACCCAGATAGCTGTACACAGCAACTGGGCAACCTCGAGAGGCATCTTTACAATATGTTTGTCTACGTGATACTCTGCACACTTGTCGAGATCATCGTCAAGATAAAATAAATTCATGGTACTCTCCGTAAAATAGAAATGATATTATACTAGATTTGGGAAAGGCTGTCAAGAATTATTCTTCGTTTGGTAACATTACTGGGTCTTCCCAGAAGTTTATAGCGATACTTTTTCTAATACCCGAGGTAACTGAGGTAACTCCATGCGGTTTATCTGACTGAAAAACTACAATTCTATTGTTTACAGGTTCTACTAATTTGCAGATTTCATCGTCATCTTCTTCCCAAGATCTGAGAGTTCCTCCTTCTACATCCTGGTTTCCAAAATATATTATTGCTCCGAAAAGAGGATGTACTACTTCCCCTGTTGTTTCATAGCGTAGTATGTCAAAATCTGTGTGTACATCTAAGGAGTAGTCGCAATCTTCCGAGATTGAGTTTTTTGTTGTAACTGTGGGCCAGTACTCGAACCCCGCTGCTCGGTCAAACGGGTATTCTTTGGATATTATAGGGTGGGCAAGCATTTGCTCAACTAGGAACTCTCCTATTCCATTGGTACGCTCTTTATCTTTGTTGAATAGAGCGTCATTCCAGTAGAACGACTTACGCTCCCAGAAAGGAGAGTTTGTAATACCCTTTAATACTTTAGGATCAGTAATAAAGTTGTCAAAAATTAACATTACTCTTCTTCTATTCGTGATCTTCCTCTAGTCCATAAAACTAGGGCGTCTTGTTTAAGCTCTTGTGTCTTTACGGCAGGAGGCTCTCCCGACCATATTACATTACCGTCTTGAAGTAAGTCTTGATACATAGCTACTTCTGTAGCGGTATCATGAGCAGGATTCCCGTCTTCGATTGAATAGTTGGGGTCGATAGTTTCTTTTCTGAGGAGCGGAAGATGCCAGCTACCTGTGTACTGTACTCCGTCTGAGATGTCTACACTGTGGGATGCTTTGAACTTCAGTACTTTTGTAAATGCGTCAAAGTTTTTAAATGTCAACGTATTCCAAGTATTACAAACATTATAGAACCAGTGTCCTGTAATAGCTCCTGCAGATAGTCTTTTATCTTCAGGAAGATTATACTCTGCCGCTATTGCCTCAATCTCTTCCTGTGTGTACATAGACAGGTGGGGAACGGTAGGTTTACCTATCTCGGGGTTGTACAAAGACTCATTAAAAAGAATATGCGTACTCTTGTTTACAAAACGTACTGTCTTCATACGAAGTTGTCCAGTAACCCATATGTCAGTCCTACTACCAATTTTGTCAGCAACAATTCCATCTGTTAAACCTTTACCGAATCTTACCACTACATCGTGACCGTCAATAAAGTCTCCATGGTTTTTTTCAAAAGCGTCTAAACAGTTGCCTACGAGAATAACATTCTTTCCTCGTACATATTCCTTCATTTCATCTAAGGTCATTATAGTCCTCCGCGAACTCGTCGTGGGCATAATCTGTGTAGATTGGTGTCCCGTCTGTAAAGTGTAGTGCTACTGGGTCTGACATGAAGTTGTAGTAGCCTACTAAATAATTATATGACTCATCGAGTCTACCTATTTCACTAGCCCACTCTAATCTATGAAGCCACTGAGGGGTTTGTTTGTTCACTGCGTCTACAGTTAAGTTTGAACACTCTTCATGGTCGCAGTTAAAAACCATCATAGAACTCCACCATTTACGAGGATACCACTCATTTTTATTCTGTAAAAACTTATGATCTTCTCGTACTTGTTTTACTAGGTGTTTTACTACTGTGACTGCCGAATCTCCTATACTGTTTTTCATCAGAGCAGGGTCTTTGCGCCAGACAAAGTCGCTATCACAAAACATCGCTCTGCCTTTATATCCGCATAAATAGGGTACTAGAAAACGGGTATAAGTAAATTCTGTAGAACCATCCTCATTCTCTCGATA